TCAAGTACTCCGCATTATAGTCGGGCCATGTAGCCTTAACAGCCGACTCCGCTGGCGTTCCGAGGTTATCGCCTCTCACAGCCCACCCCCACGTCATCTCCTACACAACACGTCAGAAGAAATTCTAACACTGCAGTATAGAGAAGAATGGCCGACCTGCAGCAGCGCACCCCCGCATGGCACATCGCTCGTCGCGGTAAATTGACGGCGTCGAACCTCGGGGCCGCACTGGGCCAAGTCAGTTACACGTCGCGCCTCGTCGCGTACCGGCGTGCTCTCGGGCTCGACAAGTTCCAGGGCAACGAGGCGTGTCAGTGGGGTAACGACAACGAGATGAATGGTATTACTGCGTACCAGGCGTTCACTGGGAACTTAGTGAACGCCACAGGTCTGCACATTCACCCGCACTACTCGTGGCTCGCGGGGTCGCCGGACGGGTTTGTGGGTGACGAGGGCATGATCGAGGTCAAGTGCCCCTTCTACTTCAAGCGCGACGGCAGCGGCCGCATCCACAAACAAGTCCCGCCGCACTACTACCAACAGATGAACGCGCTCATGGAGATCTGCAACCGGCAGTGGTGCGACTACGTGTGCTGGTCTCCTGAGGGCATGGCGATCTACCGTGTCATGCGCGACCCGCAGAGCTTCGAGATCCTGCTGCACTACTATTCCCAATTCTACGCCGCAATGCAGGCGCAAGTCGACAAGCCACCCCCACTCACGAAGGACGATAAGCTGAAAATTGAGTCGACCCTGAGTGCGGCTATCGAGCGCTCGGTCTTCTACAAGTTTTGGAACGAGCTCTCTTACAAGACGGACATCATGCCTTCTTCTGACCCCTTCGATGAGAGCGAGGATGAAGACGAGACACTCACTCAACGTGCCAAGCGGCAGCGTCTATCCGACGTATGCCAGTGGGGAGACACAGTTGGTGACGGAGGACAGACTGCACCTCGCGAAGTGGCAGGCGAAGCAACTGTTCCGTGACGGATCGGGGACAGCGCAGCGCACGTTTCACAACCACGCAGTGCGCAAGTACCGGTGTAAAGCCTCGCAAATTACTTTTGACGATACCGGTGCCCTAAAGCGCATTGCGGAGGCTACTGTGTGTTACGACGACGACGACATACTGGGGCGAACAGACGGCCATGCGATTGAGATCGCGTGTGTCGACATGACTCACGCAGAGATTGTGGGCACTCTGATACACGAAGCAATGCATGACTGGTGCAAGGTTAAGGGGAAATCAATGTCCTGTGTTGGGGAACACTACTGTATGGGGAAGTGTGGGGATCCGAATGAGAGTTAGTCAGTCATTCTTCTAACGTATGCATTAGAAGAATGACGCAAGTATACTCAGCTGGTTGCCTTAACGAGTTCGCGGCAATCCCGGATCTCACACCCCAGTTTATCGGCACAGTTGCGTCGGAGCCTGCTGGCAACACGCTGCGGTCGACGTGGTGCGTGGAACAACCCCGGAGGAGCGATACCCCACGCAGGGGAGCTAAGGAGGCGTACGGTGGCCTCTCCAGCAAGACGCCCACTATCAACCCCGCGGCGGTCGATTGGTTCGGAATTGGTATACCTAACACCAAGGTTGGTCATGATAAAGTGGCAACTTCGTACGGTTCCGTGAAAGTTCCGAGGGAAGTCGACACGATGCAGTACACTCCCACTGCGAGCACACTGGATTTTCTAACTCATAGTCAAGGGAGCCGTCTGCTACCACACCCCCCTCGCTACTTCCAATGATGACTCGCCGCAATTACACTCAGTGGAGCGATCTGCAGGTTTCCGAGATCACTTTCGCCCTCGGCACCGACCGTCAGGGTAAGCCAACTATCACGATGCTGCAGCTCCCCGGCAACACTGACGTCTCCTTCGTGACTCCGGCGTGTGTGACGAACTGGCCGCGCTGCACGGGTGATGGGAACTTTGGAACGATGTGGGGACCGACCGACGTGCAGAAGGCGAAGTACTCGCTCGACCTCACGGACGGTGCTATCAATGGCGTCGACAACCCGAACTTCGAGGCATTCGCGGCCCTGTTGCTGGAGGTGGACGACAAGCTGCTGGACTTCGTGCACAACAACCAGCTCAAGGTACTCGGGCGTAAGAATCTCGCGCGTGAGGAGGTGAAGATGCTGCAGATCCGCACGGTGCGCCCCAAGTACGACAAGGCGTCTGGTGTGCTCATCGGTCACTCGGTGCAGATGTCCACTGGCAAGTACGCCTGGGACGGCATGGGTGGCAAGTTCGCGCGCACGATCAACGTGTGCGACCACGAGGGCACTGTGGTACCGAACGGGAACGTCGCCCCCGGAGATGTCGTCGCCGCAACGTCCTACGCGAACCAAGTCTACACTGGCGTCGGTGGCGATAAGTTCGGCATCCACTGGAGCTTCGAAGACGTGTCGGTCGTGTGTCAGCGCTCCAAGCTCGAAGTGCGGTCCTCTGTGCCCGTCTTCGCTACTGCCAAGTACGAGTTCGCCTCGACGTACGACGACTCGGTGACTACTATGGAGACGACTACGCAGTTTTCTGACTGATGCGTAGGCATGTCGAAGGAGACTGAGACGAAGCCAGTTGGCAAGACGAATCCACGTGTCGCGGGCACTGCTAAGGCACCCGCGGCACCAGCTGCAGCCCAACCGAAAGCCACTACCTATGGCAAGCATGCTACGATGCCGGTCTTGGCTTCGGACAACTACGCCCAGGTGATTCTACCGGACATTACCGAGTTCCAGCCATCTGAGCTAAAATTGGATGCTACGGTTGTAGCTATAGGTAAGCGCCGTACTGGGAAGTCGTGGGTGTTTAGGAATCTAATGTACCTAATGAAGGACAACTTTCAAGCGGGTATAGTCATCAGCCAGACCGACGAACTCAACAAGTTTTGGCGGCAGTACATACCGAGCAAGTATATCTATCCCAAGTACGAGCCAGAGATTCTAGACGCGGTCTTCGTGCGCCAGAAGAAGATACTGAATGATAAGAACCTATCGGACGAGGAGAAGGAGAAGAAGGCGCCCTTCTTCATTCTACTAGATGACGTGATTAGCGACCAGCGTCTGCGTTACGACGCAAACCTAATGGAACTGTTCGTGGCCGGCCGCCATTACAAGCTCTTCGTCCTGATCACAACACAGTACGCTAAGGCAATCACACCGACCCTACGCGGTAACACGGACTACTGTTTCATCATGAAAACGATTCAGAAGGGCCAGCGCGAGGCCATGTGGGAGGACTTTGGAGATTTCCTCACGAAGGATGCGTTCGCACAGATCCTAGACGCGTACACCGAGGATAACGAGGTGCTAGTCATTGATACGTGCGCAGAGCACACTGTCGACCCACTGGAAATGCTTTATTGGTGGAAGGCACAGGACCCGGGAGAGTTTAAGGTGGGGAGTGAAGAGTATTGGGCCTCTGCACTTACATCAGACTGTGAGGTCCCGCCAAACCAGGGCCCCGAGGCAGCGTCCGATCTGATGTCAGTTCGTGATATGATGCCAGCACCATGGGACAACTACATCTAAATTTCTAGACACACGTTAGTTCATGAGCACTGGTCGCGCTATTCAAATCTCTGTGACACACACTGTACTCGGCGTCGGAATTGGTGCCGTGATTGAGGGTCTACTGCCCAGCTTCAGCGCAGGCGCCTCCGTAACAAACCTAGTTTTTGAAACTCTGGTGCAAGTGGGGTTGAACGGTGCCGCGCTTGCTTCCGTCTCTGAATTTCTTCGTGATGACGATCCCACCTTTGGAATACCGTTCTCAGCGGCGCTGCTCGGATCACAGACGGAATTGGCAATGCGACTTCAGACCCTAGGCGCTGTAGTAAAAGTGCAGGTTGCTCAAGTCTCACAGAGAATGGCGCGACAGGCGCCAGCGGTTTAAGTACCCAATCGATGGAACCGGCCATCTTGTCCCACATGTCGTCGAGGGACTTGAGCTTCGGCTTGGACTTGATGAGTGGGAAGAACATTCCGAACTGCGCGCAGTCCATCTTTTGGAAGAGGCGACAGAAGACGTAGTTGTAGTTGAGGAAGTTCTTTCGATCGGGCCCCTTGTGTGCTTCGAAAGGGCGCTGGAGCTCTTGGAAGAGGAAGTCAAGTTGCTGCACTACGAGGGGCCCGGGACATGGCGGCTGTATGCGCGTGACCTTAAAGATGATCTGCAGCCACTTCTCGATGTAGAGCTGCATGTTTAGAGATCGGAGTACCGAGCGGACAGTGTCTTTGTTGATAATTGCGTGTGTGCCGTCGCATAGGCGCTCGGCAATCTGGAGCATTTCTGCGCGAGGGATTTCAGATTCGAGTAGCAGGAGCTGACTGATGCGCTCGTGCCAGTGATGAATGCGTTTATAGTTGCTCGACTTCGTAGGCATAAGTGCGCCGTACATTGTTTCCCAGTACACAGGAGCATTCTCGACCACGCCGCAACTCTCGCAAACTCGGCTGCCAGGATGGCCTGAATTACTGCTAGAGTAGGCAAAATTGATGTCTCCACAGTTTGCGCAGCGGTCTGTGTAGCATGAGTATGCGTACCCCTT